ACCTAAGTTACTCATAATTGTTTCAAAGATAGCCATAGTATTTTCTGTACCCATGCTAAGCATAGACATACGAAGTCCTACTTCCATGAGTGCTGAGTGTATCATGTTTATAGGATACTTCTTGGATAATTCTGCTATTGGTTTTTTCAAATCAGAACAGCAATCTGCAAAAAGTTTTACATCATCCTCTAGTTGTTTATCTTTCTTCTTCATAGTATGTCTCCTTCATCTGTTAGTAATACTAATTGGTCTTTCTCTAAGGAAGAAGTAATAATTAATTCTTTATCTCCTTCATCGGTAAAGGTAAGGTGGTCATATTTATTCTCATCTACCTCTGCTACATCTTTCATCTGCACCTTAAAGGCTTTGATGTATTGATGAAACCTCATCTTCAATGAGAAAGGCTTATCAGTTTTTACACAAATAAATGGCTCGTCTGTCTCTGAGTTATCTAGATGATCGACGGCTTTTTCCAAAGCGACTGACAAATCTGTCGACTGCAATAGGTTGTGTGTCTTCGGATTGAAAGGCATAGTCCTCCTGTATATCTTCGTAATCGTTTATATCTTGTTCCAAATCATCATTGTGTTTTGCAACATTCTTGTCTAAATGAATACTGTATCCATCTAAAACAAAATCTCCGTCTTCAAGTATATCTTCTTCTTTTTCTATTTTTTTCTTGTATGGGTCTCTTGCCATATAAATACTCCTATCATAACTGTAAAAATTAGTATCCCAAATACAAGCGGATTCCTGTAGTAAGGATCGGTAAACACTCCTATCATAAGTGCCGTTGGTATGCAAGTCAAACATATAATCATCATCAGACTTGTTACAAAATGCATCATGCCCACACCTTTACTTCCCCTGTTATGTCAGACATCTTGGTAGAATTGATAGGCGATAAGGTCATGTACTTGTCGGTGTTAGGATAGATAAATGTGATTGCTTGTTCTACTCTTTTCTCATTAGAATCTATCGGTCTCACATCTACTATGTATGGTATGTAACCCGCACCACCCTCGATAGAGTTTACCCTATCCATGACAGAGGGCATTACTGAATATAGTTCTCCCAATATTCTGTATCCTTCTCCTTCTTCTGTTAGTGTCATTATAGGAAATGCGTCGGCATATCCCTGTAAGTCGTAGTTGTTTAATAGTGTTATGGCAGGGTATATCAAAGTTGAGCCGCCGCCTAGCACACTATTCAATCTGTGCCCCCTCTTGAGTGTGCCATATACAAATAGGCTAGTTGTTTGTGTCGTCATTTTTCTCCCTTACCTTCGTAATTTTTTGTACGCAGTTAGTAGGTATAACTGTACCCCCACCACCACATTGACTATCTTCATCGAATGATGATATAAGTATAGTCACCTCTGAATTTTGTGTTAGCAGCCAACCGACACAGGTGACAGGTCTTAGCTTTTGTTTTCGTAGTTCATCTAGTTCTTGCCAAGTGTTATCATCCGACATTGCGTCGAGCCATTCTACTTGTACGAGATTCAAATCTTTCTTGGATACTTTCTGTCCTATCTCATTCATGTTCATTCCTTTCTGATGGTAGTAATGATGTATCTAACTCCATGTCTCTAAACATATCTTCTATACTTACCCTAGCTCGTTCTTGTGCGGCTGTTTGGGCATCCATAAATACCTTTGGGGCAGATCTGTGTCTGGGTTTGTTTGCATTGATTAGTTTTTGTTTTTGTATCTCAAACATCTTGAGTGCATACTCTGGGTTGTATTCAATGACAACTCTGCGACCAAGTTTCCTGACCTTGATGTTGTATTTAGGTATGTCGGTAGTGTGCTGTCTGTCTACCCAAGAGCCATAATTCCTAGCATCTTCAGATGATAAACCTCTAGTTCTTCTTCGGTAGTAGTAAGATTGTTTTTCCCTATGTGCTTTTCTGATTAGTTTGTATACATCGGTAGCTGTACTTTCATTGGTGCAGTATTCTTCTACAAAGTTATCCTCATCATCATACACCCCTTCATAGTATGGGTGTACATATCTGACCTGTATTGCGTTGGGTGGTAGGTGTTTATCTAGTCTCATCGTGTTGTCCCCCACCAAAGTACGAGAGTACCAAGAACAATTAAGATTATATAAGTTAATATAGTTTCCATATCATATCCCCCTCTTCTGATTAATTATCCACATACAGATTACCCATATGCAGTATGTAATATAAGTAGCCAACATTCCTGTAGCTAGTCCTAGTGCAAATATTGTAAATGTAATCATATCATAATCCTTTCTTTTGTCAATAAAATAATTAGGCATTATACCGATAGACTACCGATAGATACCGAGAGGTACGCTTTTGGTAGAATGGGTGGCGGAAGACTCCTATATATTACTATATACATACAATTTTTATTATATATATATATATTTTATATATAAGAGATAGTCATTACCCCACTTACCTCGATATCAGTACCTATCGGAATCTTTCGGTATACAATCGGTATTATACTGCATAACCATTATGTGCGTGTCGTAGTGATGACCAATTCAATGTGTATCTGTGATTGTTCTCTAATGGATAGTTGAACACAGATGATATTACTGATTGTCCTTTGACACGAGGTGTACCAAGAGACAAACCTCTCTTCTTTCTAGCAGATACTTCGTACTGTATAGTCTCAAACTGAATAGTCTTAGCTGTACGAGGTAGCTTGAAGTTGTTGAAGTATCTCTGTCTGGATAATTCTTTTGTTACAGCTTGACATCTTTGCCTAGTTGTTATCTCTCTCACAGTTCTAAGAGAATAGTCGCATAGCTTTGACCACAATGTCTGACCAGAATCATAAGTATTCTGTAATCTATTCATCATGTGTGGATAAGATTGCTGTATGGTACGATTGTGTCGTAGGTGTTTGAGTTCAAATGCAGACCACCTAACAGTATCTTGAGGTGTAGATAATCTGTGCCACTCTCCATTTGATATTGCTGTACCCTTGATAATAAAATGTGTATAGTTTTTCTTGGGTATATTCATATCTGTATTGGTGGTGTTGAAGATTATCTCTTTGTTAGATTTCATAACACCAAACTCAATGTCAGATAGTTGCATGAATCTAGGAAACATTTCTCCACTAGCATACATTTTCTGGGTGTTTGCCCAGACATCTTCGGTCACACCATTTATAGTTCGTGTGGTGCGACATAGTAGTTGGTAGCTTTTGTTGAATGGAATACCAAAGATGTATTCGTTATTGTAAGAGTAGTTAATGTTAGGTGTGAAGTCCATATTAGTTGCCCCCTGTAATGTTGGTGTGAATGTAACTTGCTACACCCACAGGATTTTCTTCGCATAGTTCGACAAGTTCTTCTCTGTCTCTAGTACACAGGTCATCCCATTGTAGATGTTTGCCATTGTACATCAAGCTATCATCTTCGACAGCTTTAGTATCTACTTGCCCCCCTTTGTCGGCTGTGTAGTCTATGACTTTGCCAGATGTCTGACCTGTGAATTTTTGTCGTGGTACTGTACGATAGCCACCACCATAGCTAGAGTATGCCCAATCTTCATCATCATATGCCCAAGTGTATTTGTCTTTGGCAACATCTTTCATGGTGTTAGTTTCGAAGTCGTAGTACTTGTCACGCACACCATAGCTAGAAGGTTGGATAGAATAGGTATTGGATAACCAACCTACATTGTCCATATCTTTGCCCTCAGATTCGTTGAAGATGACAAACTCTTTGGTTTTGCCATCAAGAAATAATAACTTGTCAGTACCAATAAGTTCCTCAATCATTTCTTGCCACTCTGCATTGTGTAGTAGTTTGGGATTGGCTGAGAGTTGTGGTCGTAATACCCATTTGACAAACTGATGTGTGTCAGATTTGTTGTTGTCAATCATGGGTGTAGGAAGTTGAGGTCCATTGTGCATTACCCACATATCTCTGTCATCACCTTTGGCTTTGGATAAGACTTCAAAAGGGTGCGACATAGCTCGGTTAGTATCTCCATTGGTGTTGAATCTGAAGTGGATACCCATACCAGAATCAACATTCTTGTATTTATCCCATAGCTTTTCAACATCTTTGAAAGTCTTGGGTACGATTTTGTGAGTGTGTAGTTTGCCATTGTTACAAAACATTACACCAAAACCATCTGGATTGTTTTCGTAAGCAGTTTCTAATAAACCACTATGTAGTTGACTTGGATTGTCAGTTTTAATAATTAAACACATATGTTACCCTTTCTAGTTAGTAGCTGTGCTAGTTAGTTCTTCTTGCTCACTAATTGAGCGTGAAGGCTTTCCATTGATGTGACCTTTACGAATTAACCAAGCTGATAAGTTTGGGTAAGTCGATTTGTTTTCTGGTCTAGACATGAAACGAAAGAAAGCTGTGTAGTGTAAACTTGTCAAAGCTATTGAAGTTGATTTGACAAAGTCAGATAATGCAAATGCAAATTCTAAGACACGAAAGAAACCATGCTTGGATACATTACTACGAAAGATACGAAGTTCGATTGTATTCCTGTGTGATGTATTGACAGCCTCATACTTGTCTGAAGAATTGAAAGCATCTGTAATTTTCTTGGGCGATTTCTTTGCCCATTGATGAGATGAGCGACCAGCAATCTGGTCAATGAAATCTTTGTTGGTTTCGTCATTGATAAATATAAGTATTTTACCAATCTCTGAAGGTGTTAAAGCATTTCTTGATAAGTGAATATGAAGTCCTGCTGTATCTGTAGACCAACCCTTCAGATTGTCTCGACATTGCTCGTCATCAAAGAACTTTGACCAATTCTTTTTGTGCATAGCATAAGTACTTGGTGCTGTCACAATCTCAAAGCCATTGTCAAGTGAGCCATCTGATTTACAGATAGCAAAGTCTGGTAGTACAGATGTATTGATATGGTGGGCAATATCATCTGGACAATCGTTTCTCCTCTCGACCTCTAATTCAACACCACAATACAAGAGTTTCTTACCCTTGTTTTGTTGCTGTTGCTCACTAGCTGTGAGTTGGAAGTCAAGGTGGTCAAGGACATTTGTTTCGTATCTGTGAACACCAGAATAACCCTCATCATCATAGTCAGAATCATACTCATCATAATCATCATTATGAATATATGTGTCACGATTCTCTGAATAATAATAATTAGAATCTGAACAATCAGAGCAAATCGTATAATCACCCTCATAACATAAGTAGGCATCATCATCATACATAGCATCGCCACAATCATGGCAATTTCTCAAATCATAATAGCTGTCATTGAGTGAATCTACTAGATTGTCATATGGACATTGATTAATAAATCTTTGTACCATAGTTGCTGACCAACCATTTGGTAGTTGACTATCGTCTAACACATTTCTAATTTGCTCATTAGATAAGTTAAAGACAGGTTGTCGTATAAATTGTAGTAAAGTCATAAAAGACTCCTGTTAGATTGTGAGTTATAATTCTAGCCTAGACAATAACATCATAAGCCATAATGAAAGTACTTTAACAAGTTTGGAATTTGTTGTTTCCATCTCATTACTGTTAGTGTTAAAGCTAGAATTACCTCACATAATTTAAGCCAAGTATTAAACCACATAATACTTGATAATACCCTATAAACTAATATAGGATATTGTCAAACATTATTTGTCAAAGTTATCCACAGCCTTCTCAAGTATAATATCTTCGTAGTTATTTTCAGATAATAATTCTTGGTGTTGCTCTTGAAAGTCTAGCACCCAATCTGTAAATGATTGAGTGCTTTTAGTATCTTTTATTTTAACCATTGTGCTAAACCTCTATTGATTTCTAATTGCTCAGAATAGGTTAGTGCGTCTTGCTCAATGAAATCTTCGTCTAGTAATTCAATATCTAATTTATCAATCATATCTTCATCAAATATTGGATTGAATATTCTGTAATCATTCATATTTACCTCGCTTTAGCTGTTATGTTGTTAAAATCTCTTGAAAGCTCACAAGCCTTCTGAAACATTCTTGGTGAAAATCTGTAATTATCTTCATTGAATAAACTTGAAAATTCATTAATCAAGTTTTGTTTTGTTAAACTTTCACAATTATTCGCTGTAAGTTTACCAATAATTCGAGCGACTTTCTCATAATCTTTTTTAGTCATAAGATACCTCTATCTTTTTGTTAAGCCAAGTTATACAATATAATTATGGCTGAATTATGACAGGGTTTATTTCCCTGTCATCATCTTTAATATTGCCTTTTCTCTTTTGGTTAGTCGCTTTTTATTAGCTAACATTGTGACAGCATTGTCACTTTTTACTTGCAACGACCTAGCGATAAATTGCTGTCTTGAAGTCGGATTTGTTGCGTACTTCATTACTAGTTTTGAACTAGTGTCATTATTTTGGTACTCATTCAAAACGCTGTTATATATAGGGCTTTTGCCTATAGGTAGCATTTTTTGAGTGAATACGCTGTTTGAGTTACGATACATAAGCATCACCTCGTCAAGCCATTCAAAACCTAAATATCAAGAAGGGATAGCTAGGTTTACAGCAAGGGCTTTTTATCTTGCTATGGTTATAGGATAGAATATAAATGTGGCATAAATAAGGCAAGTATTATGCTAAGATTGCATAGCTAATATGTCGAAAACGCATAGCCAAACGAGGTTGGAAGGGCTTTGTTGCATAAATACAACAAACATAATTCTGACACAATTCAAATGTGTCAAAAATAAGGCGTTGCTTGGGGGTGGGGTTGCTCGGTCAGAGGGGGCAGGGGAAAAAATCTACACACATACATACATACATATACACCTCAAAAAATTTTAGCAAATTTTAGACTTTTTTTTAAGTCGAGAGGGGTAGCGCTTTTTAGTGTGTGATGTGTGTGGTATGCGCTTTGAACCCCTCTCATTACAGGAGATGTACACCGCAATGCGATATACACTCACATTATAACCTAGCCCCCCTTGTATTACAACACCTTTTCATGTATAATTTAATCTATGGCAAAAGGCGATACATTAACCGCACAACAAGAGCAGTTCTGCTTAGAGTTTATAAAAGATCTCAACGCAGTTCGTGCTGCCATACGTGCTGGATACGGAGAACAACATGCAAAGAAAAATGCTTGGCAAATCATACGGAATCCTGCTGTGGCTGAGAGAATCTCAGAACTCAAGGCCGACCAAACAAAGCGTACTAAAATTGAAGCGGATGATATATTACGCCGCCTAGTACGTATTGCTGAAAAAACTGAGCAGGAAGGCGATTACAACGCGGCTATCCGCTCCCTTGAATTACTTGGTAAACACCAGGCTATGTGGACTGAAAAGAACATCACCGAGATGACTGTAGAGAATGCTTTTGCATCTGGCAACTCTGATGAAGATATAGAAAGAGATGTAGAAAGACTCAAGAAAATTGCAGCACCAAAATTAAAACTCGTAGAAGGGAAGTAAATACTATGTCAGTAGAAGGATATGAAGCGCAAATCAAAGCGTTATTAGCAAATAAAGATAAGTTAACTAAAGAAAAAACTGAAGACGGTAGAAGTAAATATGCCGTTCAAATGAATAAATTAAAGAAAAGAATGAAAGCTGATGGAGCTTCATTTAAAAAAGCATTAAGTTCTGTAAAGAAACAAGAACGTGAAGGCACATTTGATAGAGGTGCTGAAGGTAAAGCTAAAAACAAACTTCGTAAGAAGATGGCTGCTGAACCAAAAACTCAATTAACTAAAGGTGTTCATAAAGGTTCAAGAACAGATAGAATTTTAGAAAAAGGTTCTAAAGGTATAAAAAATCCTTCAGGAACATATGATCCAATAAAAACAAGTGAAGGTGAGGTAGATTTATCATTGGCTTTATCTGGAGAAACACCTGCTGAAACAATGAAAAGAAAAAATAAAATGACTAAAGCTAAAATAGCAAAGAGTAGATAGTGTCAAAGTTATACAACGAATACATAGCACCCAAGCTTGACAAAGCTGCAGAAAAAATACCTGGGTATAAAAAAGTAAAAAAGATTATACCCAAAGGTTTAAAATTAAACGTAGGTAAAAACAAAATTGGTATTTCATACAGTAAAAAGTTTTAATGCCAACCATACAAATCACAGGAGATACAAATATGGTACTAAACCCACAACTAAACTTATACGATCCCGATAATCCACCAGAAGATTTACATTCACAATTAGTGATATGGGGAAAAACAGTATATGTCTGTAACAGTAGAAGATAGAAACGCCGCCTCAAGACTAGCTGTTAAACAAGCAAGAGATGACTTGTTAGCATTTGTAATGCTAATGAATCCCTCATTTAGTATTGGCCCACACCATAGAGTTCTATGCGATGAACTCATGAAGATAGCCAACAATGAAAATGACAGGCTCATGGTCTTTGTTGCGCCGCGTTCTAGTAAATCACTTATAACATCAACATACTTTCCAGCATGGGCTCTAGGTAAGAATCCATATTGGCAAGAGATTGCAGTATCACACAGTGATGACTTAGCCACAAGGTTCGGCCGCGCTATTCGTGATATAATAAACACACCCCAGTACAAAGCTATATTCCCTCAAACAAACATTCGTAAAGATAATAGAGCAGCAAACAGTTGGAGTCTACAACATAAAGGAAAAGATGCAGGCTCATTCCTAGCAGCTGGTTCTGGATCAGGTATTGCTGGTTTTGGTGCCCATCTTGCTATTATAGATGACCCAATATCAGAGCAAGACGCATTTTCTAAGACTAGAAGAGAGAGTTTAAACGAGTGGTATGCCTCTGGTTTACGTACAAGGCTCATGCCTGGTGGTAAAATAGTCATAGTAATGACAAGATGGCACGAAAGAGACCTTTCTGGCCACCTATTAGCTATGGAAGACAGCTCACCTATGTCAGATAAGTGGGAAGTAGTACGCATACCGGCCCTAAATACTACAGAATCTTTAGAAAAACTCGAAGAAGCACGAAAAAAACTTGTAAAACAAGGATATTTGTCGCAAAATTATACTAATTTAGAGCTTGGGGAGTCATTTTGGCCAGAAGCAGACGTAGAAAACGGATTTTGTTGGTCAACTGAAGAGATAATACGTACAAAAAACAATACGCCCCCCTTTAAATTCGATGCACTCTATGGACAAGCACCTTCTGCGGAAGAAGGTAATATAATTAAGCTAGATTGGTGGCAAAACTGGGATAATCCCAGCCCCCCTGATTGCGAATATATCATACAATCATGGGATACAGCATTTTCTACAAGAAGTACAGCCGATTATAGTGCTGTAACCACATGGGGAGTATTTAGTTCTGGTTTAGAAGTTCCAAATCTTATATTATTAGGAGCTGAGAAAGGTAGATGGGATTTTCCTACGCTTAGAGAAAAAGCAGTATCTAAATACCACGAACACAATCCAGATTCTGTATTAATCGAGAAAAAAGCATCAGGTCAATCTTTAATACAAGACTTGCGTTTGACAGGTATTCCTATATTTGAGTTTCAACCAGATAGAGACAAGGTTGCGCGGGCTTATGCAATATCTTCTTTATTTCACAATGGTAGAATCTATGCACCATTTAAAAAAGATTGGGCTATGGAAGTAATAGATGAGATCAGAGCATTTCCTACAGGACTTCATGATGACTTAGTAGATACAGTAACACAAGCTCTGTTGTGGATGAGAAATGGTGGTTATGTATCAAACACAGCTGACACATTCCTTGACAAAAGAGAGAAAGAGATCTATAATAGAGAATCTAGACGTTACTATTAGGGGATATAAATGGCAATAGAAAAAAGAATACAATTGGAAGACGACGCGATATCAGCAGAAATACCAACTTCTGAAGATATTACGGCTATGGAAGATGGCGGTGCGCAAGTTACATTAACAGATCAAACAGAAATAGACGAAGCCGATGCAATGGGTCTTCTTGATGAAGAACCAATGATGGATACAGAACATGATGCTAACTTAGCAGATGTTATGGAAGACGCAGAAGTGCAAGCAGTTGCACAAGAGTTATTAGAAGGTTTTGATAGAGATAAACAATCACGAGAAGAATATGATGAGATAGCAGAAGATGGTATTAATCTTTTAGGATTACAATATGATGATTCAGCTGGTTCATTCCCAGGCTCCTCAGGAGTTACACATCCTGTATTAGCTCAAGCAGTTGTAAAGTTTCAAGCAAAAGCATATAAAGAATTATTTCCAACAGAAGGCCCTGTGCGTACTGTAATAATGGGAACTCAAACTCAAGAAAAATTAGATCAATCAAATCGTGTACGTCAATTTTTAAATTGGCAAACACAAACACAAATGCCTGAGTATGGGCCTGAGTTAGATAAGATGTTATTTCATGTAGCATTATATGGTACATCATTTAATAAAACTTATTTTAATCCAGCCTTGCAAAGACCAGTTACAGAATTTATAAAAGCACAAGATTTTTATGTAGACTATTATGCATCTGATTTAGAAACAGCAGAACGTTATACTCACAAATATTTAATATCTAAAAACGAAATAAAGAAAATGCAATTAGCAGGAGTATTTAGGGATGTAGATGTAGATGTAGATTATACTATTGACCAAACATCAGCTGATGAATTATCAGATGAAACTGTTGGTTCAAGCAAACCTGGTGAGAATGATGATTATGCAAGTATCTTAGAGATGCATGTTAATATAGATTTACCAGGATTTGAAGACCCAGATGGTATTAAACTGCCATACATAGTACATATGACTGAAGATGGTGAAGTACTTGCTATTAGAAGAAACTATGATGCAGAAGATATGATGCGTAAAAAGAAAATGTATTTTACACATTATACAATGATTCCTGGATTAGGATTTTACGGATATGGTTACATTCATCTTATTGGTGGATTAACCAAAACAGCTACTTCCTCCATGCGTCAATTAATTGATGCAGGAACCTTTGCGAACTTGCCAGGTGGATTCAAGGCACACGGTTTACGTGTCCTTGCCCCTGACGAGCCTATTGCACCAGGTGAATTTAGAGAGGTAAACGCTCCAGCGGGTGACTTAGGAAAATCATTACAGATACTTCCATTTAAAGAACCATCATCTACATTATTTAATTTAATGGATTATGCTTCTAAACTCGCATCGCAATTTGCAGACTCTACTGATAACGTAGTAGAAAATGCAACAAACTATGGGCCAGTCGGAACGACTATGGCTCTACTTGAACAGTCTTCAAAGCTGTTCAGCGCTGTGCACAAGCGGTTACATGCCGCACAAACAAAAAACCTGCGAATACTTACACGTCTAGATTATGAATATCTTCCCGATTTATATCCATATGAAGTCGCAGGTGGTGCACAGCAAGTATTTAAAAAAGATTTTAATTTAAAATCAATTGATGTTATTCCAGTATCAGATCCAAACATGCCTACAGAAGCACACAGGATTGCAAAAATAAATGCTATTATGTCAATAGCACAACAAAATCCTGCAGCTTATAACATGGAACAAATTGGTATGGAACTATTTTCTGCAATGGGAATAAGTGAACCACAACGTTATTTAAAACAACAACAGCAACCATTTAGTGCAGACCCAATATCTGAAAACATGGCGGCGCTTAAGGGGGCACCTCTTCAAGCAAAACCAGAACAAAATCATGATGCTCATATTATTACACATGGTACGTTTATGCAGAATCCTTCATTTGAAAGTCCAGCAGTTCAACAACTTCTAGTCTCTCATATGCAAGATCACTTAGCTATGAAGTATCAACAACAAATGGCTCAGATGATTCAAGATCCACAAGCGCAACAAATGATTATGGCTGGTCAACAGCTTCCACCTGAAATGGAAAATCAAATTGCATTGATGGCCGCGGATGCTTCAGATAAAGTTTTACAATTTGATGAAGAGAAAACTAAAATTATGAATGGTGAAAAGAAAGATTCATCACAAGAACAATTAGAAATTCAAAGGCAAGACTTAGCATTGCGTGCTAAAAAATTAATGGACGATATGAAAATGCATCAAGACAAAATGGATTTACAAGAATCTAAAATAATGATTGATGATGAAAA